TATTTATAATAATAAAGATTTTTACTTTTAATCATTTTTAGCAGTGGGTTTCGGTTCTTTAGGTTGGGAAGGTTCAACGGGTTTCAACTCATAATGAGAATTTTGTGGGGCTTCTTCCTCTGTTGGAGGGGTATCGCCTTCTTCTTTTTCTGCCTTTTTCTTTTCTTTTTCAAGATCTGAAATTTCCTCATCGGTAAGCCGAAGAACTTTTCTCATGACAAAATTCCGGGTATAATATTCACCGACGTATTGACTCATGGTGTCAAGTGTGGATATTCTTTCTCGAATAATTTCCGATTCTTTCAATTCGTCAAAATGATTATCCTTTAGGAAATCAACAACAATATTGGATTTCCACTTATCCCAGTCTTCTTGTGTGATGACTCCTTTGAGAAGAAGTTGCTTACGGAGTAACTCGAGGAAAAGTTTTGAGAATTTGCGACGAAGCTGATCAATAAATCGCTGGAACTTAATTTCTTGACGAGAGATTTCCGTACTACGACCGATAGAAAATGGAGATGCTTCATCATCCATTCGACCCGCAGGAACATTGAGAGACTTATAAAGACGCTTCTGAAAATAAAGAACGTCATCAATTTGTCCTAGATTTTGACCTCCAGGTAAAGAGCTAATCTCAGTACCTCTACCGCCCTCGCGGCGCGGTAGCCAAAAATCTTCAAGCATGGACATATGCTTTCGATCATCTTTAATTTCACCAGTAGCTTGATCATAGACTAGTTTATTACGATACTTGGCCATGATCCCTTTCATATATTCCTCAGCCTTACCCTTCGGTAAGTTACCCACGTCGATATAGAATATTCGTCGCTCGGGGGCACGCGCGAGACGATAGATGACTAATGAGTCTTCCATCATCTTGAGCTGATTGATTGCCTTTAGGGATTTGTGAAGGTGTGAAACCACTTTTTTTCGGGTTTCATCTAATAGACCTGAAGTTACATAACTGATAGAATCCAGGGAGAGTTTTACGGTAGTTGAAGGATTGCCCGGGCCTTCCTGATAAATGAAATACTCTTCTACCTTATCAACAGTTTTTACCCCGGTCAAAGGATCTTTTTTATATTTGATATCTCGAATTTTACGAACTTTTGCCCCGTCCATGAAACGGAGTTCTTGTAATCCGTGTTTGGGGTTTTTTTCATCGATGATAATTTGATGAACCAGTCTTCCATCGACATACCATCTTTTGAACATATCGGAACCATTATCATTGAAGTCTAATAGCGATAATATACGATCAAATTCTTCTCGAATGGTATCTTTAATTTTATCTGTGGTTTCTATATTATCTAATCTAAGTTCAACAGAAGCACCCTCGTCATTCGGAACAATTGCTTCGTTAACAATTTCCCCGATAGCAAGATCAACCTCAGGATACATCGAAGCACCCCGGTATTTCATAATGAGATGATAATTGTCTTTGGCTTTATCGCCGTCGATATCTACGTATTGTCCATAGTGTCCACCACCAACAGACGTAACATAACCTGCTCCGTCGTCATCATTCGGCGGAACAATCGCTACACTATTATTCGTATTATCCTTCGACTTATTTCTCTTGATCTCAAACCCGAGAAAGTTCCAAGCTTTTTCGTCTGCCATTTAATTCCCTATTACATAATGTTAGTGTAAAGGGGCCGAAACCCCTTTACCTTATTTATAGAGCAGATTAGAATACACTTTTTCCGCCGGAGAATCCGTTACCGCTTTCGATAAGATCTGAAGTTTTCCAGTACTGATATTCAAAGGTACAGGTATATTCTTCGATCTGATTTTCATTATCGAAACTTACAGTGATTGGGGATAGGTTGGAAGGCCATGCACCAATAAGTTCATACTTGCGCAGGACATTCTGTTCCCTATCAATTTGTTCCACTTCAAGATCGACAAAGTAATTTTCATTTGTACCTTGTCCATCTTCGTGGTTGTTAATCCCACTCATCCAAATTTCAATATCTTTACGGATACTAAACTTTGCATCGTTGATGATTGTAACTGTCCAAGGGTCGAAGGTCTTATCTCCTGCAACCTTAAGTTGACGTCCTCGGAATGGAAGAGTAATAGGGGTAATAGTAGAACCCGGAAGTTCTGCACCCTTTACCATAAATCCCGATTGTTCAGCTATATCACCAACAGGACTGCGCAATGTAACCTTGAACAGGTTAGATCTTGCGCCACCTCCGATAAGTTTTTCTTTGAAGTCATTAATATTGAGAACTGACATTCTTTATCTCCTTATACACTTCCAACAACTTCTTCAAAGCTTACGCCAGTTCTAACAGCCACAAAGTTCAAGGTAATGTAGTTGATAGAGCGCGCAGGCTTCACGAAGATGCTAGCAATAAATTCGTTGTTGTCGATAACCTCAGGAGTGTTATTTGTTTCGTCACAAACAATCTGATATGCATAAACCCCACGCCGAGACTGGATGCTACGTAGATAAGGTTCTACAACTCCCGTGAATTCTGATCGAGTAAACTCGTCATTGAATTCGAATAGGATATCCTTAGCATACCTGGTAATATCTTTTTCCATTCTGAGGAATAGACGACGGACATTAATACGGTCAAACGCGCTCGGGCGACCGAGTTTTGTTTTATCGCCATATAACAATGTGCCTTGTCCAGTAAGATTAACGATCGGATTAACAGATACTTTATAGAGGGTATCTCTATTGGCCTTGTCCGGGTTATATGCTAGATCTGCAAGTCCGAGATATTGTCCCCGACGCGTTCCTGCAGGAGAATACCAGGGGGCTGTTGATTCATCAGATGCTGCCATGAGGCCAGCGGTAGATGATGCTGCAGGAACCCAGATGTAGTTATCATTATATTTATCGTAGATCTTGAGATAGTTACCATCCACGAAGAGATAAGAAGATGCACTCATCTTATTTACGTTAGCGACAATACTAGCGACAATAGTATCTGCGACTGTACCATTACCAATCACCGAACCTCGGTTAGGAGACGTAACAACCACACAATCTTTACGCTCCGATTGAGCTATAGAAACGAGGTTGTTAACTAAGGATGCCTGGTCAGTCGAAGTGCTAAGACCCGGCGCAATAATAAAGTCAATATTCATAGTTTCCGGATCATCAACCAAAGCATAGCTTCTAAGGAAGTCTGCCTGATCGAGTGCACCAGAGTTAGCACCACCTGCAAGGGTGTAAGTCTTTACTGTAAGACCGTCTGTGAAACTCTTTGCAGTACCCTTTGTAGTTGCAGTACCGAGGTTAGTAGAAGTACCCCATGTATCGCCATCAAATGCAAGACTTGATCCAAAGGAAGCAAAGTGAACATAGTTGGACTGAGCATTAAGGATATTCTTAACGTAGTTGGTAGAACCATCAGTAGTTTTTGCATCGGATGCTACCGAAACGTATGGGTATTTTTCAAGAACTGTACCTGCAGTTCCTGTGATTGCCCCGTTTTTATCTATGACGATTACGTGTACTTCGTCATACGAACCATCGCGGGCAGATGCATAGGATGAAGTTCCAGGTGCACCGTCGAAGGAAGATGCATATGTCCAGCTATCGAAAACAGAAGCGCCACCACTATCAGCATCAGCTGGACAGATCTGGACTTCAATGCTATTACCAATTACACCAGGATAACGAGCAAGAATTGTATGACCTCTTACAAGGGCAGGATCTCCAGCACTATCTCCAGAATAGTTATCAAGGGTATCTACCTGACCGTCCCAGTCGGTGCTATTTTTAATCACCGGGGTACCGTCGGTCGGAGCAGCTGTTGCACTGTCCGAAGCATATGCGTTAATTGCTGTTGTTGCGGATGCTGAATCGTCTAAACCTCTAAGGACATAAAGACTATCAGAATATCTGAGAAAGTTTGCTGCACTGTGGAAATCCACAGTATTTGTGGTATTTGGGGTTCCGAAGGTTGAAACCAGACCAGTCTCGTTGGTGACTAGGGTCGGTTCGTCTACTGGCCCCCAATTGAAGTTTCCGGCAATAACCGCTACGTTTGTAGGCTCGCTAAGAATACGACCGGTAAGGTCAATCTCGCGAAAGTTAACTGCTGGAGACGAGGATGGGATTCCTATAGCCATTGGATATTATCTCCTTAATTATACGATTGTTCATAATACGTTATTCATCGTATCTATTTATAATAAATTGAATTTTTACCAGGAGTTATCCGCCGGATAATCAAATTCAATTGTATAGTCATGACGATTTACTGCTGTGACGTCAATATGATCTCGACCATCATCGATAAAGCCAAATGGTAATATATCATCTTCAATTTCTTTTAAACTTTGTTCGAATAAGGTTTTCTTAATATCAATATTCATAGCATCGCCAAAGTAATTAGTATTGATAAAATACCCAAATAGAACAAGATTCATAACGAGGTCGTCGTGATTACCTTGGGAAGCTTCATACGATTGTCCTTTTACGACAAACGTTGAGGTTTCTTTAATAGTTTCTTCGTCCACCAAATGCAATTGATTTCTTTCAAGAAGATCCTTAAATCCGGAACACCCGATACGTTTAACTTTTCGGGTCATATTAATTCCAAGAGCATTAGCTTTAATAGCAGATTCAATATAAAGATTATCATATTCTAGGTCATGATATAATCCATTGCAAACAACTTGACCCGCATCGTTCGATTCAATTACGACTAATGCCCCATTATAACTACATGCATATTTGTAAATAACATCTGGATATAATAAAGGGGATATCATATTATTACGATAGACCGCAACCTGTTTCCACGGTTTTGTCGTAATATCAATTACATTAAAAGTGGAATAATCTTGACCCCGACCTTTTGCCACGTCAACAAACATTACATACTCGTGGTCTTTCTCCGGTTCCTCATAGATTTTCACTTGATCGTTCGTGACTTGCTTATACGGTTCTGCTCTTAGTTTAAGTAAGGTGTCAGCAGAAATGAGAGTATCACCAGTTCCGAAGAAGACGTTTCCGAATTCCTGGTCGAATTGTAATGGAGAAGTATTTGCAATAGTGAGAGCCTTCCATACCTCGTCTCTCCCGGGCACGTCCCACCAATCTACTCGGAATGATTTATACTCATTCACCCCCTGTTCTGCCCCAGTCCAAATCCTTTCGTACATATTACCAATACCATTTGCAGTAGATGTGATAATTACCTTTGTATCACTACCTGCAGAGATAACCGGATAAGTGGACGTATAGAATTCTGAAGCTCTATCGACGAATGCAAACTCATCCAAATAGAGTAGGCTAACAGACATACCCCGAATAGAAGAGCTAGAAGTTCCTGCACTTATAATCCGGGAGTTATTGCTAAATTCCATGGATCCTTTATTGAGGGATTTACAGCCCGGTTGTAAGAACCACGGTAAGTGTTCGAGCATAAGCGTGATACGACCTAGCATTTCTCTTGCGGTCGAACCCTTATTTGCTAGAATAGCAACAGTCTTTTCAGAATGAAAAACCGCATACCAAAGAAGGTAAGCAACAGATGATATTGATTTCCCCGATTGACGACAGGCGAGGATAATAGAAAATCGATTCTCATTGAAGTGCTTGAACATCTTTTCTTGATAAGGATAGAGTTCGAAATGAACCAATCCTCTATCGAGAGAAATGATTTTACAATAAGTCCGTGCAAAATATGCAGGATCATGCATACACTTTGCATATTCCCGCACGTCCGATTGGGTCCATTCGATTTGGACC